GCTTATGAGTTACTACAACCCAAAAGACATGTTGCCTATACAGCTCAAGATCGCAACATGGCTACGGTCAAATGGGAAGAGCATCTATTAAGTTTTATGATGTCGCCAAAGTTTTCAAAGCGTATTGCAAGAGTAAGTAAAACAAATGGCAATGAGAAGATCTACATGCGCAATGGATCTACCTATGGTGTTGTAACACCTAATGACAAAGGTGCTAGAGGATTAAGTTTAAATTTAATGGTTATTGATGAGGCATTAACACATCCATTGTCACTCATAGCAAACCTACAGCCAACACTTGCAACAAAGCGCAATGGTCAGCTTTGGATTATGTCTAATGCAGGCAGACCAGGTGAGTCAGAGCTGCTAGAGCATTACCGAGAGCTTGGACATAGAGAGATTGCAGAGCCAACTAATAAACTAGCTTGGTTTGAGTGGTCACCTATGTCAGATGATTTTGACTATATGGATCAAGATGTTTGGTACCAAGCAATCCCATCTTTACATGAAGAAAAGGGTGTTTTACTTGAAGCTGTCAAAGAGGCTTCATTGACCAATAGCCCAGAGATTTTTACAAAAGAGTGGCTGAATGTTTGGCCGGCTAAAGATGCAGTGCAGGTGATCCAAACAGAGCTTTGGGATGCACTAGCTAGGACTGACATAGTTTTGGGTGATCAAGTGGTCTTTGGTGTTGATATATCCAGGGAGCGTGACAGAGCTGCCATTGCAGTTAGCGGCAAGGTTTTACATTACACACCTGTAGAGCTTATTGAGTGTAAAGAGGGTACATCTTGGGTATTGCCTAAATTGATTGAATTGTGTAAGAGATATAAAACAAAGGTTGTCATAGATACCGGCTCACCTGCAGCCTCACTTATTGCAGAGCTGCAAAAAGAGAATGTAGGAGTTATGGCAATACATCTAAGAGATTATGCAAGAGCATGTGGATCTTTTTATGATGCTGTACAAGCCAAGACAATCTGTCACATAGATGATCCTAACCTTAGAGCTGCAATCCTTGGCTCTACAAAAAGACCACTTGGAGACTCATGGGCATGGAATAGGCAAAGCACAACAAATATCACGCCACTTGTAGCGGTAACGCTGGCACGCTATGGAGTAGTGACTACAATCGAAGAGAGACCAGTGGCAAGGAGTAAGATGTACTAATGAAATACATATCAACTATTTTACAAGTAGCAGGATCTTTACTGATAGTCTTAGGTGTCGCATCCTTTAGTTTGATTTCTGGAGTATTATTGGGCGGCGTATTTTTAATTTTATTCGGCATTGCTTTAGAGGTTAGAGGTAAATAATGCTTGGCAAGCTACTTAAGAGACAGATACAACCCGGCCTTGTTTATACATCCAGCGGTTATGTGGATTCTCTTGGTAGAGTCGGCAGATTTTTTGAAGGCAACTACGCCGGCACTTATGTAGATGGCCGCACTGCACTTGGCATACCTGCAATCTTTAGAGGTATTTCCTTAATTGCAGATGCAATCGGCGCACTAGAGCTTTGTGCATATCGCAATGGCAGAGAGGTAATGCCTAAACCAAACATTTTAGCAAGACCTAATCCAACAGAGACAAGAATGGAAACCATTGCAGCTATGGCTGCAGGTTTGTTAATGGATGGTAATTATATTGCAGTGTTAGGTGAACCAGGAGCTAATGGTTATCCAGACAGTCTTTATCCAGTCGCACCTGATCGGGTGCAAGTGTCAAGAGATAAAGGCAAAATTGTTTATAGAATTGATGAGAAAGTTTATGACCGGTCAGAAATTTTTCATATTAAAAATTTTACAATGCCGGGTGATCTTGTAGGCAGAGGCATCTTAGCTGTTGCAAAACAATCACTAGGTAAGGAAATTGCCATAAATGAATATGCAGCTAGATACTTTGATGGCGGAGTAAATCCTACAGCTGTTATTAAATCTGCTAACCCAGATCTTACAAGTGAAGAGGCAGATGCTTTAAAGTCTGCATGGATGTCAATGTACTCATCACGCAATAGATCACCTGTAGTTATGAACGCATCAACAGACTTTGAGGTGCTAAGTAGTAACGCAGCCGAAAGCCAATTGGTAGAGGCACAAACAGCCGGGCTTACAGAGGCCGCAAACATCCTTGGCCTACCGGCTTATTATTTAGGCGCACCTAACAGCAGCCGTACTTATAGCAATGTTGAACAAGAGAACTTGCAGCTCATTAAGTTTTCAATACAGCCTATTGCTGAAAGAATTGAGGCCGCCTTCTCAGATCTATTAGTGCGTGGACAAACAGCAAAATTTAATTATGACTCAATGTTAAAGACAGACACAGCTAGTCGCTATGCAGCATACGCAACCGCATTGTCAAGTGGATTTTTAACTGTTGATGAAGTGCGAGATAGAGAAAATCTTGAGTCCATGGATTATGAAGAGGACGAATTTGATGATGAGACAGATGCAAGCTCACAAGTACAAGAGGTGATAGATGAACAATGATATAGAAAATAGACAATACTCAGTAGAGTTACAACTACGCCTTGCAGATGGTGATGGGCGCACTATCTATGGCATAGCAGTCCCATACAATAAAGAGCAGCGCATCAATGGCACCATTACTGAGATATTTAGAAAAGGTGTTTTTGCAGATGTTATCCGAGCACCTCACAGAGTAAAACTTTTGCGTGGTCATGGTGAAAACAATGTGCTAGGTAGAGCCACGCTCTTAAAAGAAACAGATGATGGTTTATATGCAGAGTTTAGAATTTCAAAAACAAGAGAAGGTGATGAAGCTTTAGAGCTTGTAAGAGATGGCGCATTAGATCAATTATCTATTGGATTTATGCCTATTAAAAACCGCAAAAGACCAGATGGTGTTATGGAGCGAATAAAGGCTCATTTAGCAGAGGTATCCCTTGTGACCTTTGGAGCTTATGGAGATATGGCCGCTGTTGCCGGAGTGCGACAAGGTGCACCTCAAATAACACCTAGACTAGATGAAGCTAGAAAGATCTTAGATGCCATACAGCGTAGTAAGTAATCATCCAGACTGTGAAGGTTTTGCAGTAGTTAAAGATGAAAACAATGAGTTAATAGGCTGTCACAAAACTCAATCTCAAGCTGAGGATCAATTAACGGCAATAAACGCTGCAGAGTTTGGTACAAGAGAATTACCGGAAAACTACAGACCGGCATCTAGTGAAGATGTGCCAGAGGGGCGCAATTGCGCAAACTGTTACTTTTATCAAGAGGGTTATTGTGATCTGTGGAAAGACAATGTACAGGCAGATTATTATTGCAACAGATGGGCACCTCAGAATGAAGAAAACAGTGCTGAAAAGCCTAGGTACAACACAGCTGTACAAATATTACAAAATTTAAAAAAACAGATATAATATAAATAGTAGAACACCTGACCCTGTATTGCAGCGAGTCACACCTTCTCACAAACCAAACTAATTTATAGGAGAAAAATGTCTAATACATTTCTAGCCTCTCTGCGTGAGAAGCGTGAATCAAAGACTGCTCTTATTTCATCAACAGTAGAGCGTGCTGCCGAAGAGCAACGCGATCTATCAGAGGTTGAACTTGCCAATGTAGAGGCATTAAACCTTGAAGTAAAAAAGTTAGATGAAAGAATTGAGCAGATGTCCGATATTGAACTGCGCAACCAAAAGGCCGCTGATCTAGCAGCTAAGGTTGATGCTAATGTAGATGTAAAGAAAGAGTCACGCGCTGGCGGTTTCAGTGTTGTAAGTGAAGAGCTTACTTACACAACACGCTCTGGCAATGACTTTATGACAGATGCACTAAAGTCACATTTTAAAACAGATGGTGATGCGCTAGAGCGTATTCAACGCCATCAAAGAGAAATGGCAATTGAGAAGCGTGCAGTTTCAACATCAAGTTTTGCAGGTTTAGTAGTGCCTCAATACTTAGTTGATCTATATGCGCCACTAGCTCGCGCTGGTCGCCCTTTTGCAGATGCAGCTCGCAAACACACATTGCCGGCACAAGGCATGTCTGTTGTATTGTCCAAAATTTCAACTGGTACTACAACGGCTTACCAAACATCTCAAAATACAGCTGCAGTATCTCAAGACATGTCAGATACAACCTTGACAGTTGATGTTAATACAATTGCAGGACAACAATCAGTATCAAAGCAAGCATTACTACGCGGTTACAATATTGAGTCAATTGTTTTAGGCGATCTAATCCGCGCTTACAACACAAAACTTGATGATGCAATCCTAAATGGCACCGGATCAAATGGTCAGCCTCTTGGATTAAAGACAATGACAAGCGGTATCTTAGTAACTTACACAGCTACTACAGGTACAGTTGCAGGTCTATATCCAAAACTTGCAGATGCGATTCAACAAATTCAAAGCAATATCTATGTCAATCCAAACGCAATCATCATGCACCCACGCCGCTTAGGATTCTTCCTATCCGGTGTTGATGGATCAAATCGCCCATTAGTAGTACCAAACGCCTATAACCCACAGAACGCAATGGGTACTGGCAATGGCACACCTGCCTATGGCGCAAGTGGATATTCAATACTTGGCTTGCCAATTATTGTTGATGCCAATATTGCAACAAACATTGGTGCATCTACAAACCAAGACACAATCTTTGTTGTAGATACTAATGAGTGTCACTTGTTTGAGGAAACAAATGCTCCTACTTATGTGACATTTGAAGAGCCAAACGGCAAGGTAGCAATTAACATTGTGCTATTCGGAATGTCAGCATTTACAGCTGAGCGTTATCCAAAAGCAATTGCACAAATTAACGGCACCGGCTTGGCAACACCAAGCTTCTAA